CGATCTGGTCGGGAAGCAGGGATTTGATGATATTTCCTTCGATGGTGCAGTCGGTGAATACCGTCGTGTAGTCCGGCTTCGCGGCATTGAGGACGGCGGTGCAGCCGGGGGCGATCTCATATGGCACGGAGCCGGTATACAGGCTTGCGGAAATCTGCCGCGCCTTCGTCTCGCCCTGCTTGATGCGGATGCTCGCTTGGCTGCCCTGCTTGGATGCGTCAAGGCGCAAGGGGTATATGATAGGATTCATGGCTTGCCCTCCTTGCTTCCAGATTAAAGGATGCGGGAAATGATCTCTCCCCTGTTCTACCCCCAAAATAAAAAAACAACCGCCCGGCTTGGGCGGCTGCTTGGCGGCTGGTGGTTTTGGGACGCTTATGCGCCCTGCACGTCCTCCTCGGTGCATCCCGTCATGAGCAGACGGAAGACCTCCCGGCCCTTGGGCGTGATGAGGGTCTGCGTTCCGCTCCACTCCGTTGTTTCGTTGTAGCACTCCTTGACCTCGAAAAGCCCGTCCTCGCAATGCCGGGCGTGCGGAAGGAGCTTGCCCTTCTTGTCTCTGTAGATGTACTTCTTCGCCAGAAGGAAGCTGACAAACTTTTTCGGGCCGACGTGGAGCTCCTTTGCCGTATCGCGGAAATTCGTCAAAAGGTTCCGCTCGACAAGCTCGTCGAAGTATTCGGCCTTGGGTGCCATGATCTGGTTCTGTACGGTCAGACAGGCGATGCGCTTGTCCCGCTCGGCAAGGGTTCTATTCGCCACCACGAGCGCCTTTGCCATGAGCTCCTCCGGGTTAAGTTCGTCCTGTCCAGCTATGTAGCCGCCTGTTTTGCGGATGGAGGGAAGGACTTCGTCAAACACCCAGCTTTCAAATTCCTCTGCTGCCGGAAGCTTGCTGCGGGTGATAAGGCGGTACACATCGCCCTCGGGGATGAAAAGCATTTCTTGGTGACGTCCTACCGGATCGGTAGTGCATCTCGGTACGATATGCTTGCAACGTCTCTTAACATCCCGGTAACATCCCGGCTCGGATTATGATACCCAAGCGCCCGCGCCACATCGGAACCGCAGAGAAGAACCTTCCCGTTCTCCTCCAATGTGCGCACCGCTCCAAATTTGTCGTTGCTGAATACCTGCAATCCGTTCATTGTATGTTCCCCTTTCAGAAAGATAATGCCATTGTAGTTTTGGAGATGCTTCAAACTCTCCCCAGTTCTACCCCGAATTTTGCAAAAAGGAAGTTTTTGCAATGTTTTATCGGTTTGTTGCATAAATATTGCAAAAACTACTTTCCGTTTCCTCTCTGGAAAGCGCGCGCAATTCCACAGATGTGTTCGCGGCAGTTTTCGTTGACATCAAGCATGGCCTGTACCGTTGAGCAGGCTAGGGATTCAAGCTTGGGATTGTCTATGATCAACGGATTGTTCACATATTCATCCGCAAAGCGGCTTCCTTCGAGTGAGAGCATAATCAGCATTGTTTAAGCCTCCTTTCTTGCTCTGCGAGGGAAACCATGGTATAATACTCACGGCTCCCCTCTGGGGCGCTTCTGGGCTTCCGGGTGCTTTGGTCGGCGATTCCGAAAGCCCTTTTCTTTTACGCAAGCACAAACCGCTTTGCGCTGCTCTGTTTCATGAATCGGGCTGCGACTTCCGGCAGGGCCTTCTTTAATGCCGTGGTGTCGAGCCTGCTGCTGACTACCTCCTTCCATGTGATCTTGTAATCGGCCCCGGTGAGGGTGTCCACGTTCTGGGCGGCCATTTCAGCCTTGATTGCGTCCTGTACCGCGTCAATCTCCGCTTGAAGTTCTTCCTGCATTCGCTTGAGCTCCCGAAGCTCCTGTACCTTGTTGCTCATTTCCTTTGCGCTCATGGTGGCGGCCTCCTTGTTGTTTTCTATGGTTAGATTATACAGCAAAAGCTGGATGATGTCAAGCGTATTTAATAAGTTTTTGCTGAACATTTTTTAAAAATAGTTGTAATTATCAAGCGAATACTATATAATAGTATTACAAGGAGGGGATAGCTTGACGATTGAACAAAAAGTAAAAATGGCATTGTCTTATTCTGGCTTGAGCCAAGCGGAATTAGCTCGCCGAACGGGTACGACGCCGTCAAACCTTAATCAAAAAGTAAAGAGGAACACGCTCACAAAAGAAGAAATGGAGCAAATCGCCGCCGCGTTGGGCTGTACATGGCGCGCAGAATTTGTTTTCGAGGATGGGACGGTGATCTAATGAGTCAATACGAAAAGGCGTTGCAGGCCATTTTGAGCGGCACAAAAGATAGAAATATCAACTTTGCTGATCTTCGTATCGTGGTGGAGCGCCTTGGATTCAGTTGCCGCATAAAGGGAGATCATTTTATCTATTCTAAAAGTGGAGTGGATGAGATTATCAATCTTCAACCATTGGGCAACAAAGCAAAGCCCTTCCAGGTGAAACAGGTGAGGGAGATTATTTTGAAGTATGGATTAGGAGGCGGCAAAAATGACAAAATATGAAATTATTATCTATTGGAGCAAGTCAGATGAAGCCTACATTGCTGAAATGCCCGAACTTCCCGGATGTATGGCAGACGGTGCAACGGCAAAAGAGGCCCTGCAAAACATTGAACAAATTGCACTGGAATGGATGGAAACGGCTAGGGAACTGGGCCGCCCCATTCCTGAACCAAAGGGAAGATTGATGTACGCCTAAGAGAAAAGCCGCCTTTTTCGGGGGCGGCCTTTCCGTTTACTTCGCCTGTCTGCGCATCTTGGCAAGCTGTTCCTTGACGGCGGCGTGGTTGTAGTGGCGCACGCTCTTTCCCACATCGAAGGCTTCAAAGAGATATTCCCGCTGCTTCTCCTTCAAGCCCTGCACGCCGTATACGGCCTCCATGACCTGTAAGCCCTTGCTGTTGGTTATGGTCTCGCCGTCCTTGTCCTTTAGGCTCTCTATGCCCTTTGCGGCGTTTTTGGCTATGATGTACTCCCCGACGGTAAGGCCGACGCTCTTGGCCTCCTGCGCTTCGGTGATCCAGCCTTCAAGCTCTTTTTCGATGCCCTTGGTTTTGAGGTATTCGGCCTTTGCGACGGCGCTCACATACTCGGTGATCTGGTTAAGCACAGCAGCCTTTTCGTCGCTCGTGAGGGACATATAACTTTGCTTGCCCATGATCTCCTTGATGATCGTGCCGTTGAGCTGCCCCGTCCTTTTCTGGTAGTCGGCCCGCTCGTGCGGCGTGAAGTTGTACTTCGTCCCCTTGTGCTCCAGATAATAGGGGGCCTTGCGCGGCATGATGGTCGCATCCGTGGTATCGTCATACACGCGCCGGAGCTCAAAGGCTACCTCCGTTGCCGTGCTGGAATACACGTTTGCGGGGCTCAAAAACGCCTGCGCGCCCACGGCAAGGCGGCTTTCCCCGCCAAAGGAAACGATCTCGTTCCCCAGCGTGTCCACCACGGGGGCAAGCTCGCTTCGGGCAAAGGGAATCTTGGCAAGGAATTTGTTCTTTCCCGTAGCAATAATGTCCCTATAAACGTAGCTTGTCCGGGCCGTGGGATCTATGATCTGCGCGATCTGGGAAAGCAGCGTCGGGGCAAACTGCGAGGGGAAATCCGCGCTTGTGTTGAACAGATTGGCAACAAGTCCGTCATCAGAAAACAGGTTGGATATGCCTTTCAGGAAGCTTTGCTCAAATACCACGTTGCCGCCCGCAGACAATGCGTTGATGATGGTGTTCCCTATGGTTTTCAAATGCCCCACAAAACGGGTATCTGCGTCAATTTCCTCTCCGGCTTGGATGCTCTGCACAAAATCCGCACTGATAGCGAACAGTCCGCCTATGGGCTGCGCCCAATCGTAGGTATAGCTCGTGCCGTTCACCACGACACTATAGGGCGCAATGCCCATGATGTTCTTTTGAAAGTCCGCAAGGTCTTTGTCCTTTTCATCGTCGCCGCCCGTGATCCAGCCTTTATTTGCCATAGCGGCAGCCAGGGCCATGAACAAAGTCCCCGTGATTCCCTTGGAAAGACTGTCCACGAAAGCCTTTTGCGCCGCCGCGTTCTTGGTGTTGTTGTGGTATTTCTTCGCGTCGGCGGCAATGGCCTTTACCAGCCCAATTGGGCTATACTCCACAAGCGCTTTCGTGATATTCGCGGGGGTTTTTGTAAAGGGAACGATCAGCGAACCCAAGCCAAAATCTTTTCCGAAATTCATGGCGTTGCGTACATTCGTTACAAACTTGGTATATCCGTTATCGTCTTGCCATGTCCTTTGCAGGGCTTCATCTGTGGCAATACCGATCATTTCCGCCGTGGGTTCCTGGGCCTTGTTCAGCCGCATCTGGTTATTCAGCGAGTTTGTAAAATGAAATTCGAAGAAGGGCCTGTCGCCAAAGTCGAGCAAAAAGCCCGTGAGCCTATCCACCTTGTTCAAGGCATTGGAAAGGCGCATAGCGTTGCGCTTTGCAAGGGAGGCGTTTGCGATCTGCTCCTTGGTGAAGCGTTTGAAATCATCGCCCATGCCAATCTCAAAGCGATCCCCGGAGGATTGTCGGGTGTTGATATGCTTGCGGAAGTCGTCATAGCTTTCAAAAGCTCCGCGCTTGAAGGCCGCTATATTCCCCCCGCTCGCCTTGAGGCCCACGGTACGAACGCCGGATTTCTTTGCGATGGCTTTGTCGAGGCCCGAGGAAACAAAATCCTGTACGATGTACATGGGGGACATGATGGCGTTGCCTATCACGTTACGCAGCATGGTTTTGGGGTTCAAAAGCATGGAGTTTCTCGCATATGCCTTTATCATCCGCAACGCGCTTGTGGGAAGTTTTGCTTCGATAAGGCTTGCGATCTGCGCGAGGACGATGTTTTTATCCCGCCCCTCGGGAAGTTTGGAAGCCTTGATGGTGAGTTCCTTTATGGCCTCCATCTCCTCGGGCGTAAGCTGGAAAGCGTCCTTGTGCTTCTCCACCCACTTTTCGCTGTACCGCTTTATCATCTCCGTGCGGGCTTTATCGAGGTCTTTTTGTGCAAACACGGCCATACCCTCCGGGGTCAGCCGCCCAAGGAGGGAAAAAGCCTGTACGGTCTGGCCCGCCTTCGTGCCAATCTCGCGCAGTTTTTCCATAACGACGAGCGCGCCCTCGTAGTCCCCCTTGTCCTGGTACTGCTTCAAAAGGATAATGCCCTCGGCCACGTCCACCGCGTCTGCGTCTTGGGGCTGGAGCCTTTCAAAGCGCCGGGTTTCCTTCTCGCCTTCCTCCAGCCGCAGGCTGGCCTCGGCCAAGGTCTCCACGTTCGACACGGGCATATAGTATTTCACATCATCCCAAGTCTTTATGAGCGAGCTTAAGCCCTTTTCCACGATCCCGGATTCAAGGGAACTTTGGTACAGGCGGCTTTCCTTGGCCTTGCCCCTGTCGATCTCGGCGGGCTTTTTAAGCTTCAGCTTGGGCGTGGTGTTCGCGTCCTTCGTGGATATGGCCGCGATCTGCGCCGGGGTCATGGATTCGAGGTCTTTGAGGGAGCCTACGATAGAGGGCTTGACATCTATAATATCGTAAAGTAAACTAGGTAAAGAAGCGTTTTTGATGTTGCCGGAATCAGTGCCGGAAACGGGGCTCCCGGTCTTGAACAACATCGAGGCGCTTTTTTCTTTGTCCATTGGTACAAGCTCATGAGAGTGCAGGCGATCCACCTGCTCGCTTTTGTTCACGATTACGCCCATCAAATATTTTTCTTCCCCGACGGCAATGGGCGCAGCAATAACAACCGCATCGTAACTCTTGTTTTCCCAGTCGTATGCAGCTTCAACGACCTTTCCGCTTCGGACAACGTCCGGCAGAACGGCAAAGGCGGCAGATTTAAGACGACCTATGCCGTGCGAAACATCATCCTTGATGCCCCTTTTGTCGAGAGAAACACTGCCTATTTCCGGGTTCTCCACTACGGCCCCAAACTTCTCGTACTCCCTTTTGACCTTCTCGCTTAACGGCGTTCCGTCCTTAGGGTACTCGTCGCCCATGATCGTGGCTACAGGATCCATCTCGGCTACAGCCTGCCGATTGTTGCGGATTTGCTCTTCGCTGATCGTTTCCCTTGGAAGGCGAGGAGAAAACGACACATCAGAGCCGCCCCTTGATGCGTCAGCATCCACCACGCTTTCCAACGCCGCAAACACCGCATCGGCCATCTTCTGTATGGATTCGGTGTCGTTTTTGAGCGCGTCAAGCTGGGCGAAGCTCGCGGACTGGGAAAGCCTGCCCAGGGCGTTTTGAATCTCCGCCACAAAATCCTTAAGGAAGTCCCCTATGCGACGGGCAAGGGTTCTATTCTCGTTCACGAGCCGCTTTATAGTTACCTCGTCGGAGAGTATGACGGGGATGGTGTTTGCCACAACTTCCTCCCGCGCCCTCTGTTCGCTGTATCCGCGGTTCTGCTGGTGCTGTATGAGCGTTTCCACATTCTGGCCGTTCTTCTCCAAGGCTTCAAAGGCGAGCTTTTCCAAGGTGGAGTATTGCCCGCCGTCCATGTCCTTGATGTAGTGGACAAGCTCGTGCATGCCTATGTACATGTGCGCCTCGCCCGTGGAATCCAGCGCAATGGTTATAGTCCGGGTGTCGGGGTTATACATGCCGTTAAACTGGCTCTTTTTCACGTTCCCGCTCTGGTCTTGCGCATCGATACTGTCCTGTACGACGATCTTCACACCGTACTTTTTACCGATTGCGTCGAGAAGCTTAAACTGCGTCCGTATGCTGCGCATGGCCTTCCGGATGTTCGCCTTTGTGGCCTTTTGGCCGGACGCGCGCACGATGTTCGCCGCCGCGCTGCGCAATGCGGCGCTGGAATAGCGGGCATTTGCACCCTTGACGGGCGTTTGCCCCGCGGCAAAAGCCGCCCGCTGCGCCGCAGGGCTCAAGCTTGCCTTTGCCCGCTCGTTGCCGCTCGTGGCCTGCTCGTAGCTTAGACCGATACGCCCTGCCTCGTGGACGAGATCAAAGCCCCTCTTGTATTCCTCCACACTTGCACGCCCGTCATAGCCCTGCACAAAGGCTTTTGCGCCCTCGGTATCATACGACGCTGCCGCCGCGTGAAGCTGCTCGGTGGCCGGGTCAAGGAAGGAAATATCGTCAAAGCTGACCGTGCCGCCGTCTGCCGTGTCATAGTAGATTTTGCCGTTCTCCACGGAGGATATGCCGCTTATCTCCACCTCTGCGCCCGTGTCGTTCATGGTGGCCGTTTGCGGCGTTGCAACGACCCTTCCTTGCGTCTGGGGCTCGGGCGCGGCTTGCGCTTCGGTCTGCGCGGCGGAAGTCTGCGCGGGCGCGTTTGCGGCGTTCCTGTCGGCCTGTCCCGCGAGGTACGCGCCCTTGCGCGTCTCGAACGGGATTGCGCCGGAAGCGTTGTTCAACGATTCGTTGCGCAGCCCCGCCTGATACGCCGCGCGGAAGTCCGCGTCGAAAGCCGCCGCGTCCTTTGCGGTCTTTTTAAGCTCGGCGTACGCCTCCGCGCCCACCTTGCCGTATTCCACCGGGGCGTTGATTGCTTCCGTTACGGCCTGCGCCTCCTCCGGAGCCGCTTCGGGCTGCTCCTCAGTCTTGGGATAGATGGAAGTCACATCCCCGCCCTCTGCCTGCACGGCATAGAACAGTTCGCCTATATTGGTGTTGGTCTGCTTCGTTTTCCCGGCGCGGATGGAATTGGCTATCTTGCGGGCTTCGCTGCCCTCCTCCATCCGGGATGCCGTGTCTATGAGGTTCTCCACGGCCTTTGCGTCCGCGAGCGCCTTACCCTGCCGGGAGTATGTGGAAGTCTCAACGGCTACGCCGCCGGATTCGAGAAGCCCCGCAGTGAGGAAGCCAAGCAGCGCGGAGTATAGCGCCTCTTCCGAAACGGGGTTAAACTTGTTCTCTTCCCCGAAGAACAGGTTGCGCAGCATGGGTTCCGTGCTGGACTGTATCCACTCCTCCAAGCCCTCACCGCCGCCGCGTATGGCAAGGGTCGCAAGCCCTTTGAGGGTGGAGCTCGGGATGTTCTGCACAAGCCTGCTCACCACATTGTTGGTGAGCTTCCCGCCAAAGGCGCTTATGCCGCCCAGAGTTTTGCTCAAGGCGAGTTCCATACCGCCCACGACCGCGCCATACAGGCGCGCATCGTCCTCGTTGTATCCATCGTCGAGGGCTTGCTTGTAGGCGTTGCCCGCAGCGCCAACCCAAAGGGAAGCCGCGCCCGCTGCGGGGTTAAGGAAAGAAAGCCCCATGCTCGGAAGCATATTGCCTACGCCTTGGGCCACATCGAATGCCACGCCGCCCACGGGGTTGCTGATGTTCTCCCGCACCTTCTGCGCCGCGTACATGCTGGCCGGAGTAGCCTGCGCGCCGAAGAGGAGGTTTGCCGTGCCGCTGGCCCATTGGTCTACGCCGGAGCCAAAGGCAAGGTCGGCCTTGCGCAACGCGCTCAAAGTCCCCTCCTCAGCCTCCTTCGCAAGCTCCATGCCGCGCCGCTGGTTCAACTGCTCGCGGAGCGAGGAGAAATAAGCCATTGCCCTGTCTTCGCCGTACTTGTCCATGATGGCAAAGTAGGTGTCGCGCTCGTCCTCCGTCATGGTGTCGAAAAGGTCGAGGGTGCTGCTTTCCTGCACCGCGCCGCCGCCAAAGGCTGCCACGCGCCCTGCCGGGCCTGCCGGGTCTCTGTCCCTGTCGGATATGGCATAGTGCAGCGCAGAATCGCGCGTATTGCCGATCCTGCCGCGCTCTGCCATGGCCGCATAATCCGGGGCGTTCTGCGCTGTGCTCGCCTGTTTGGCAGTAAGTTCCCTTTCGAGACGCTTTGCCGCCATCTCGAAAGCCTCTTGCTGTAGCTTGTTGTCTTCGCTCTCCCCAACGCCCTTTTGCAGGAAGGTGTACCCCGCTCCGCCCGGCTTCCGGGAAAGCTGCTCCGAAACAGCCTTTGCCTCCGCAAGCTGGCGCATAAGCGTTCTTTCGTCCATGGCCGCAATGCGGTCTTTCTCCTTCTGCTCCGCTGCCGCCATCTCCTGTGCAGCCTGCATAAGCCGCTGGGAATACGCAGCACGGGAAGCCGCCCGCTTGTCGGCGGTGGCTTGGTCTTGGATGGTGTGCGCGGAAAGGTAATCGGCAAGCCTGTCAGCCTCCGCGTCCGCAGCTTCTTTGGCCTCCTCTTTAATCAGTTCTGCGGCTTCGTTGTAATACTTGGTAAAGTCGCTGCTGCTTGGAAGCATTTGATTGTATAAGTACTCGTCTATATCGGTATCCTTATACTTTTTCACATATGAAGCGGGCATGAGGCCCCTTTGCTCTCTTTCAATATCATCCTTGTTGAGCAAGTCGTACTTTCCCGCATAATCCTCTTCATACAGCTTACGGGCGCGGTTTATGGTCGCCGTGTCCAGATGCCCTAAAAACTCATCACGCACAGCGCGCTGCGATTCATAATTCCTTGCCCAACGCTCGGCAAACCCCTCTCCGCTTTTTGTGCTGGTTTGAGATTCAAGTTTTTCTTTGTGTTTTTTGGCCCACCTTTCGGCAAATCCGCTCATGATTCATCCCCCGCTAAAACCGTAGCCGCTTTTTCATTTCGTTTATTTCCGCTGTTGTGCCTGTGATAAGGTTGTTTTGCTGCATATAGCGGAAAGCATCTGCCGCGACACTCGGCCCATACCATTCCTTGATTTTGTTCAACTCGGAGATCGATTCGCTTATGCTCATGGGTTCATCTTTATCTCCTCCATCTGTCCCGCTCCCGCCGCCACTCCCTCCGCTGCTGGCCTTCTGCTGCGCGAGGGCATACTCCTTATTCCATTGGTCTTGCGCGAGGGCAAATTCCCGCTCCCAGTTCTGCTGTGCAAGCGCGTCCTGTTGCGCGTTGTAGCCGAAGGCCCGGTCGTCTTGCCATGCGGCAAGGTCGGTGTTGTACTTGCCGAAGTCGAAGTCGCGGGAATCCCGGTATTTGTTGCTGTAGTAGTCCAGCATGTTGTAGTAGTCGCTTACATCGTCCCGGTAGCGGCCATAATCGGTATCGTCGAGGCCGCGAAGCAAATCCATCTGCTGGAGCATGCGGTTTCCCTCGTCGGCGTACATCTGGTAGGCCGCATCCCGCAGTTCCGGGATAACGTCGTTAAGGTTTTGAAGGTGCTGCTGGTATGCCTGCTGGCCTACCTGCTGGCCGTAGGACGAGCCGTAGCCGCCCGTGAGCGCCGCGGCGTTGCCCATAGCGTCCATCATCGCCATCTTTCCCTGCTGCTGGTATTTCTGGCTCATCTGCTGATACAGGGGATCGGCGTTGAAGTCATAGGAGAATTTCTCCCGGTTCATGATCTGGTCGAGCATGTCCTGTATCTGGGCGGCATAGTTGCTCTGGTATGCGCCGGGCTTGTTGGCCTCGTACTGCGCAAGAAGGTTTGCCGCGTCCGTTGTGGCCTGCGAGGGGGAATAGGTGGGGCGCGGGCCGTAATCCGCAAGCCAGTTTGCGGTGCTGTTCGTGTTGGGGTTCCCCCAGTTTGTGGCTGTGCTCTGCGTGGGGGTGGATTGCCCAAGAAGGTATTCCATCGTCTCATTGCCGACGATGCCGTCCACCTGTATGCCGTTCTGCCGTTGGAAGTCGCGCACAGCCTGTTCCGTCTGCGAGCCAAAAACACCGTCTGCATTTATACCAAGCTGCTGCTGCAGCCATTTGACGGTATCGCCCTGTGCGCCTTTCTTGATATATCCATATGAGCTTGCCATGGTTTAGCCCTCCTTTATGTGGTGACAACAGTAAAGTCAAGATATCGTTCCGAGCCGGAAGCGTTCGCCTGCGGGACATAGAACGGCGTTACGCTTGCGCCGACATAGCGCGCCGTAGAGCTGTTATAGGTGTACTTCCTGTTGCAGTACACCCACGTCAGGCCGCCTGATACGGTAGTACCCGTGTATCCGTATATCTCGCCCGCATAGCACATGCCATAGCTCGCGGAGGATGTGTTGGGGGCGGCGTACTTTATAAGCCCTGTTCCCATAGACGTAACCATGACGACGTTTACGGTGCTGCCCTGGCTCGGCGCTGATCCCGGCGTGGTTATGACAAGCTGTCCGTCTTGCATGTAAAGGTCAGCCAAACACATAACGCCCGTGTCCGTCACCATAAGGAAATATGCATCGTTGGAACCGGAGGGCTGACCGTTGACGTAGCTTAGATTATCCACGCCGATCTTGAGGCCCGAAGCCTGGTTTCCCGAGAGCGTCATGCCGCCAACCTTCAAAGAGGCCGCTCCCGCAAGGTTCCCCGCCGCGTCCGCCGAGAACGCCCCCAGGCTGCCCGCCGTGGCTTCCATGCTGCCGTCCGTGTGAATTTTGAAGCCGCCGTTCACCGTGACAAGCCCTTCGAGGGATATCTTGCCCGCCTGGATTTTTACCTCCTCCGCGCTCTGGTTGATCTCGGATATCACCTTGCCGCGGGAAACCTTCAAGGAGATCATGCGTGAATTTTGCTCAATGGCGCTCATCATCTCCTCGTTTCCGTCTCCTTCTGTGACGACGCGCGCGAGGTCGGGCGCAAGGTTGTCAACATCTATATGGTTAAGCAGATACCGCAGGGCCTCATCCAACTGGAAAAGGTATTCAAGGAGCTTTTGCCGCTCCTTCGCATCGTCAAAGGATTTTTCCGTGAGGTTCGGAAGAGACAGATTAAGGCTCGGCATTATATTTCGCTTCCTTCCCCTATGGTCTTGGCTATGGAATACAAACGGAAATCCCCATGCCCGTCCAACCGTATGCGCATGGTGTCGCAGCGGCGGGGAATGATGGGCGCTGTAAAGCTCGTTTTTTTCGTGGGGTTTATCCTGTATACTTCGTCCCAACGCTCCGTTTCTCCGTCATACTGTACGGATACTCGGATAAGGCTGTCCTCCTCGGCCTCAATGCGAAGCTGCAACTTGCTGATATGCTTGTGGTCTGGCGTTTCAAGGCCGATGTCCCCGGTCTGCGCCATGAAGGGGACGCGCTTTTCTTCCATGGCGTACTCGTCGGCATATTCGCCGTATGTGCCGCCCACGGAATACAGGCAGTTATCCGCACTGTTTATGAAGAACAGCTCCGGGCCAATGGTCGCAAAGGCAAGGGCGTATACACTATCCTCCTTGTGCCACATGCCGCGCACGGAATCATAGACGAACAGAACGCCATTCCCCGCTGTATCCTTCATGCTGATGTAATACTTGCCGCCGCGTGCACCTGCAACGGCATCGGTATACCGCCCCTGTCCAAGCGCCTCGGATATGGTGACGGGAAGGGCCGTATTATAGGCGCACACGTCATGCCTGGCTTTGTAGTAAAGCACCTCATTGGAGATCACGAGGCTTTTGTCGCTGCCCTTCTCCACGCCGCGCACGGCGCTTTCCATAAGCTGGAAGTTTGAGGGCTTGTCACCGTAGAGCTTGAGGATCATGTCCTCCTTGAAGAACAGCACATAGGAAAGATGCGTGATGCAGCCCGTGAAGTCGCCGGGGCTGCCGATGGTGACGGCATAGCTGTCCGTGGATACGCCCAAGAATCGGCGCCAAACCTTGGGTTCTCCGAGCGCGCAGGCGTACACCTCGTGATTCGCGCTGGAACAGCCCCACAGGCGGTTGTTTTTCTCGGTGATGAAATCCATGTCCGGGATTTTTCTTTCGATTGTGGCGGGCGTTTGCTGCGTTGCAACGCTGTCTATGATCGCCGTGACTATGACATAATCATCCGCTGCGCCGTGCAGGATAAATTCGCCGTTGAGGGCTTCATTTTCCATGCCGGATATTGTTACGCCATCATATACCGCAAAGCCCTTGCCTATGCCGGGCGCGTTGATTTTTACATAGACGGTCGGCACGCTCGACCACATGCTATAGGTGTCGCTCCAATACTTGAGGACGTGCGGTGTCGTGCTGGTATCCATCCACATATCGCCATCTTTTGGTTCTTCCGGCGCAGTGTCGGATACGGCATAGTCCTTGTATTCCGCGCCGTCAAGCATACAAAGATGTGCCGTGATCTCGCCCTCTGTCGTGACGGCATTCGACAAGGATTCAAATTCGCCCGTGCTGGTGTTGTAGCTGACCTTGTCGGGCCATATGAGGATGTATGCGCCCATGCTGACGATCTGTTTCGGGCTGTCCTCGACCTGTCCGACGATTTGACCGTCGTAATATACATCCGTGCCGTCTATCCAACATAGCTTATCGTGCGCGTGCAGGCCGTTGGGCTTGGCGAGCTTGCGCGCAAGCGCCCGCTTGCCGCGCGGCGTAAGCAGCGGATACCAGTCGGAGGAGAGGTTTTGCATATCGAAAAACTCCCCGTCCTGTATGCGGGGGTTATGGTTGTATCCTCGAAAATCCCACGTCATGGCTTTCGCGGTCTTTACGTTGGGCATTTGCGGCAAGTAAAAGGCCATGGCTATATCCTCACAAAATGGCGCTGTTTTGGCATGTGTGTGCGGTTGTACCAGTCCGCGAACCGGTTCAATTCCATGTTAAACATCACCATGGAGGCGTTGAACCTGTCCATTTCCGCATTAAAGAAATCTATCTGCGCGGCAAGGTAGCTGATGTAAAGCCTGCTGTACGGCTCCGGCACGAGCAGCGTTACGCCCATATCGGTCTCGGGGTCATAGGGCGGCTTCTTGCGCGCGGGCTTATCCTCCGGCGCAGTCTCGTGCGCATCCGTGTTTTCGCCCGTGGAATCTGTCGCGCCCGCATCCGTAGCATTGTTTTCAGTTTCCGGGGAATCCTCGGGAGTTGGATCGTCTTCGGGCCTGGGCGGCTTTTTCATATAAGCGTGATGCCATGAAATGTATTCATTCCATATAAGCAAATCTGCATCAGAAAGCCAGCCAACCATGGTCACCGTGTCGTATTGGCTGGGCTTCACCGCCTGTATATGCGTGATAGCGTCAAGAACCTTCATTTTGCCTCCGTTTGTGCCGCCGTGCGGGCTTGCACCGCAAGTTCGTCTTTGCGCGGCGGCATGGTGGCCCGCCGAAGCGGGCCCTGAAAAGGGGGGGGCTATGCAAAACGGGATTCGCTCACTGCCTGTTGGATGAAGGCAAGCGTGATCTCGTCCTGCTGCATGGAGTTTTGCAGCACTTCAGCCGCAAAGCGCGGAATTTCCACCTCTATACCGCGCTGGATAGTCGCGGTATAATGCAGATTTCCGCTATGCACGCCGACAAATACATCGGCGGCGTTGTTCTTGTCCCGCGCAATCTTGATCTTTACCCGCTCGTTCGGGTCGGGCTTTGCCGCGGGCATGGTTTTTGCGCTCATGAAATCATCGGTGTTGGTCTTTGCCATATTCCTCGCCTCCTCTGCTTAGTTCGAAGGCGCGTTGGTATTGGTCTTGCTGCCGTGCTCGATACGGATCATGTACTGCTCGACAAGCCGCTCGGCAACCTTCGTGGCCTTCCAGCCGACAGTGCTGCGCTGGTCGAGCGGGTCAGACGTACCGGCGGAGCCAAGCTGCTTTATGATCGTAGTCATGCCGCCGCCGGTGAGTTTCGTCTTGCCGAAAGCGTTTGCGCCAAGGATCAGTGTAGCGAAAACACTTGCTCCGCCTGCTCCGGCATTCCCCCATATCTTGGCTTCCGTGGTTTCTACAAAGCGAACGCCGCCGATCTTGCCGATCTCGCCCTCGTAGATGTTTTCGGGTCGGGCGTACTTGTGCACATCCAGCCATCCATCGGAGCGCATGAGGTCAGCCGCAACGAAGGGATGCACAATGCCGACGTAGCTGCCGTCGATCTTGGGCGCGTTCTGCGATTTGAGCATCGCCGCCGCGGTATATATCACATCGACGGTAAGCGCAGATTCCCCGGTGATCTCGGCGCGCGAGGTAACGGGCGTGTCGCCAATGGGCGCATACATTACGTTCGTGCCGCCGACAAGCACTTCGCGGGTGATGGTATCGAGCGTCCGGCCCGCCTGACTGGCGAGCATCTTGATGGTGTTCTCGACAATCGGGTCAATGGCGGTGAGGTCGAGGATGTCGGAAAGCTCGATAAAGTCACCGTACTGGTTGACGGTCGCGGTGATGGCGGTCACATCCAGCTTGTTCCCCGCCGGGGTAACGCCTTCGGTGATGGGCGTGAGCGCCTTCGCGAGACTGGAGAAGCGACGAAACTCGATGCTTTTGCCGCCATTGCGGGGAATGTCGTAGTTGTCGCCGAACTGGTCATGCACCAGATCCGGCTCCGCGTAGTCGATCAGGCGCTTCTCGTAATAGGTTTTGTTTTCCGAGCTGAGGTCGTTCCCGGTCGTGTTAAGCAGCGTGGTCTGCGTAGCAAACAGCTGCAAATTGATCCTCTTTTTCTCTTCCATTGCTTTTTCCTCCTCTATGTGGCCGAAAAGCTCACCCTTTCGCCGTTGGCAATGCGGCGCGCCCACTCGGCCCTTTCTGCTTTTGTCATGCTGGCAGGGTCTTTTTTTGCGAGCACCGCGGCTCCCTGCCCGCCGCCGCCGTTCTCGCTCGGGCGCATCCCGCGCGCCTTGATGTCGTTTACGGTCTTTTGCTGCACCTGCTGCGCCGTGTACTGCATGGCCCCGCCGATGATCTCATCGCGGTGCAACACCTCATAGGCCGTGCGTACATCCACGCCGCTTTGCAGCAGCCGCATGAACCTTTGGCCCGTTTCCGGGTTTGAAACCTCCGCTTGGAAGTCGAAGCCGTCATACATGGCCTTGGTCGCGTTGGCTTCGTCCATCCACTTTGCATAGGTCTGCTCCGCCTGCGCTCTTGCCTGCCGCTCTTCCGCCGTTCGCTTGAGCTCGGCATTTTCGCGCTCTACCCTGCGGATGTACTTGAGTTGCTCCACGGAGATGCCCTTTTCGGCGGCCTCCGCCTCGAAATAGCTGTCGTCCGCTTCGATGGCCTTGAGCATCGCCGCCGCGTCCTTACTGTCCGCTCCATACTTGGCGGCGATGGTCTCCAGAACGGGCGCGAAGGCTTTGTGCGCCTCCACCTGTGCTTCAAGGTCTTTGGTGGCCTTAAAGCGCTGGCTGATGATCTGCTGGACGCGGCTGTCAAATTCTCCCTTCCAGTCGCCCTTGATCATCTTCTCAAACTCGGCCTTGCGGTCGTTTGTGGCCGTAACCGCTCCGGGCTGCTGCGCGCTCTGCGCTGATGCCGCTTCTGCGGTCGGTGCCGCGGCCCCTTCGCCGCCGCCTCCCTCTGCAAAAAGCTGTAGGTTCATGGGTTTGTGTTCGTGCATGGTTTCCTCCCGCCGTCTCTCCGGTGTGTCTTTGTCTCGGGTCTTTCCCCGGCGTCTCTGGGGTCTGCTCCCCCGCGTCAATCTCAGCATAAAAAAAAGAGGAGAGTGATTTCTCCCCTGTTCTACCCCCAGTTTTGCAACTTTTTTATTTTGGTGCTGCTGCGTTTGCCGCCTTGGCCCGCGCCTGCCCTGCAGTCGAGCCGCGCGCCCGGTTGAAGGCCTCGCCCAGGGCGTTCGTCTGCTGCTCGCCGCCGTCTTTCGATGCATGCGGCGTGGTCGTTGCACCCTGCTGCCCGAAGGCCTGTGCCATGCCCTGCGTGAGATTCGAGCCCTGCGTGGCGTCCACGATCATGCCAAGCTGCATTACCTGCTGCTGTAGCATTTGCACCTGCTGGAAGAGTGTGCCATTCTGCGCTATCCGCGCCCGGACTTCCTCTATGCCCTCAAAGTCCATCATCTCCAGCGCTGCAAGTGCCTGATCTGCGAGGTCTGGTCGGAAAAAGCCCATGCCGTAGAGCTCCTTTGCCCTCTCGTTCTGCGCCACGGTGGAGAACGGCGAAGATTTCTGCGAGGATACCCGGATATCGAAGATAGGCACGCGGAACCCCATGTCCATGCCGAAGTCTGCGCCCTGCGGCTTCATGGCGATCTGCTGCCCGTAGAATTGCGCGAATTGCGTTTCGCCCTGCTGCCCGATAATACGGAAGTAGCGCGCTTCCTGGTAGAATTGCCGCATCAGCTCTATGCAAAAATAATTGATCTCTGCAAAGGCCCTGTAGCTGCTCTTTATCATGTCTCTGGAAAGCTTGCTGCCCGCTTCCTGCAATGCCGCTATGGCGGAAGCCGCCGTAACGCCCGCGCTGGTTCCGCCCTGCGAGAAGTCACGGTTGCCGCTCGTCTCTTTGAGCTCGTCCACCTTCAAGGCCCGCACGGTCAAGTATGCTTCTGACAGGTTTGGTATCTCCACGGGAAGTATGCTGTCCTTCGGGTCTCCGCTGCCTTGGAAGTGCACGAAATCCTTCGTCCAGTCGGCATATTCGTTCTCGTTTATGATGCCGTCCCCCCGGATGAAGAAGCGCGGCCTTGCGCCCATGACGGCATGCTTCAGTATCACTTGATCGAGCTTGTCAATGTAGAGCTGCGGGCTCTTGCAGATATCGAGATAGCCAAAGCCCGCGGGGCTTCCCGCCACGGGGAAAAGCGTATCGAGCACGAATGGGTACTTCCCGTGGTCGTAATAGCCGCGCTCCACAAGCTGCGGGTCGTTTTCTGAGGCGTACAGCACCTTGCCGTTGCAGAATTTACAGTAGTGCAGAATATCCCGCCCCTGCGCCTTTTTCTTGTAATACCAGTCCACCACGACCATCTTTTTCGTCGTGTCCACGGTATCGTCATAGACATACTTGGCTATGTCGATGGTTGCCGCTTGTCCTATGCCCATGTCCGGGTACGTCTGCTCTATGATTTCCCTGTCCACAAGTTCCAAGTGGAATAGGTTTCTGGACTTCTGTATATCCGTTATGCCAGGCTCCCAGAAGAGATTGAGCAGGTCAACCATGCGAATGTCTATATCCCCCAAGCCGTTGTTCTTTCGGCTCTCCCAGAATACGCCATATACGCCCGTGCCGCTTTTGAGCTTATACCACCACACATCGGAATAGGTGTGCTCAAATTTAGCCTGTTCCAGCACAGCGGGAAGGATATCGGAAAGAATCTGCGCATCCTGTTCGTCCCCGGCCTCGCGCGGCAGAACAACCGGCTCCGGCTGGTTGTCCATAGCGTCCGCATGCTTGTTTGCGATGCAGTTCAGCAGCCACGCAGAGGACGGCTCGGGGTCTCCCGGGTTGCGGCTGCCCTTGACCTGCTCCCAGTGTCGAATCTTGTACCATTGCTCGTTGTCGATGATACGGGCCTCAAGGTTGGCTTTCCCGGTCTTGTAGTCCCGCAAAATCCTCTCCGCCTCCCGTACTTGCTCTTCGCCAATGTACGGCTGCATGGGGCTCTCTGCGGGCGTTGTCGTCGGGCTTTCGGTCGCTTGGTTCTCCCTGTTTTTTCTCCTGAATAGCGGCATGTCTTTTCCTCCTTACAAGCGGAACAGCAAGTATTTGTCCTTCTTCTCCTGTTCCGGGTATATATCCAGCGGGCTATACTGCGCCGCAGGCTGTTTGATCGTCTCGCGCGGTGTGATGGGCTTGCTCATGCAGAAATAGCGCGTCTCGTCCGCAACGTGATCCTCCATCTTGGTGTCTAAGTCCTCGGGTATCGTCTCGCTGTAGATCAGCGATGGGATAGTGCGGATGAAAGCCTTGCAGGTGTCGAACACATACAGGGACGGAAAGCCGTTTTCATCAAAAGCCATACGGTAATGCATCTGCATCCAGCCAGGTATGCGTTTATTGTCCCCTTTGCGAAAGTATATGCTGTGCTTTGCGGCCATGTCCGCGATGCTCGGCCCGCCCTGCTCCTGCCATATAGCCGGGTCTGCGACGCCCTCTATGCGGTGGCCTTTCAAGTATGGGTGCTCGCGCTCCACGCGGGCGACCTCCGCGAAAATTTTATCCACGGGCCATTTCACGCCCTCGTCCGGGGTCTCGGTGCACCCATACAGCTCCGCGATCCTGTACATCGTGCCATCCGTGTCCACCGTCCACCATCCGCAGGAAAAGGGACGCGCGTATCCGAAATCGAAGCTTCGGTATCTGGGCCAAAGGCCGGGCGGGTTGAATGGCTTAATAACATGCGTCCATGTTCTTTCCTCGTATCCGTCCGGACGGTCGGTGAACTCCTCGAAGAATTGCCCCTCGAAGATATCCCAGTTGCCGTATAGCCACGCTTCGCGCAGCTTTGGGGGCAGGGCTTCGAGCTGCTTAATATAATCCGGCTGTGAAGCCATGAGCGCGTCATTGTCCTGCACAAGCGCTTGAATGAAAACATGTTCGTCCGGGTTCTCTGTCGGTTTGAACCGCCGATCCACAAACAGGCGTTTCACCCATGCGTGGCCCTGCCCGCCGGGGTTGCATGTCAGATACATGCGCTTCGGAAAACTGTTTACGCCACGCAGGCAGGCGCGGAACATCTCGAAAACCTTCTCCGGAAATTGCGTCGCTTCGTCTAAAAAGATTATGTCAGCCTCCGTGCCCTGGTATCTGTCCATGTCTGATTCTGTGTCGCAGTATCGAAACAATATCACGCTGCCGTTTGCAAAGCGGTATTCCTTTTTGCTGTCATTGTAGCGTCCGGCTGTCTTTCCAAGCATAAGCCGTAGGGGTTCTATGTGGTTGGCGCGCAGCTCCGGGTATGTGCGGCGTACCATCATCACGACGATGCCCGGATACTTGAAGCACATCAGTGCGGCCTTCACGCGAACGGCCCAACTTTTCCCGCCGCCCCGCGCCCCGCCGTATGCGATATACTTGGCCCTGGCGGTCAAAAACTGCTTTTGCTTCGCACTCGGCGCGGGTATGCGGATCGTCTGTATCATATGGCATAGTCCTCGGCGCTGCCATCCATCTGGACGGTCACGGACTGCCCGTCGTCCAACTCTGCGCGGCGCTGCTCGAGAAGCAGGCGGCTAGAGGCGATACGCATGGCCTCTGCCTCTTGTACCGTGGGGATGTCGTATACAGAGCGGATAACATAGGCCAAGTCTCGCATTGCGGCGGTCAGATCGCGGATGATTTTGGGGTTAAGCTCTTCGTAACCCATCGCCCGCAAGTGCTCCACGGCCTCCTTGATGATCTCGCTCATGGTGTCGGCGGCGGCTTGCAGGGTGTCGAGCTTGCCCTCTCGCTTCGCCGCTACGCTCTTCGCGGCCTTCTCCATGGCGAGCCTTGCGGCAGCCGCTACATTCGCGTCTCTCTGTTCGTCGGCCTGCTCGCGCCATTTCTCCCTAATAGCCCTTGCCGTAAGCGTTCTTTCTGACACGCCGTGCTTCGCTGCAAGCTTCCTGTAGCTCGTGTTTGTGTTTATATATTCTTTTCTGATTTTGTCCCAATTTGGTTGCATGCTACCCTCCTGCTACACATGCTACATGTAGCAGCGCTGCACTTCTCCCCTGTTCTACCCCCAGTTTTGATTAAAATTTGTCTTCTTCTTTGTCTTTGTCTTTGTCTAGCTTTTTTTGCTTTTCTTCGCTGCTGTTGTTTACCCCCTTTTCTCCGAATGGAGCGAAATACACCCCTCGCACAAAACATCGGCATATTCGTTCTCGTTTATGATGTCGTCCCCCCCGGATTTAGTTATATTAGTTATATTAGGGTTTCCACACCCCACAAAAAGTCTTATTTTATGCGGGTTTCAAAAATTTCATGCACAGGTTCACCCCCCATTTAGCACAGGTTCACCCCCTCTTTTTATCTCTAAGCCATCTGGAGAGGGAGCGGGAAAAAGCTATATCTTGTAGGGCTTCTTCTCTTATAGGCTCTAAATGTTGGCACAGCTTTACCCCCTTTTTCGTTTGCTTTTTTTGCTTTCTCAAAAAAGCATTTGCTTTTTTTGCTTTCGTCTGCTTTTGGTCTGCCGCCCATTTTCCCCGCTTCGCTCCGGGCAGCCCGGATTGCTGCATAGGCTTCGTTGTCTCTGTCTATTTCAAGCTTTACGCCGTCCCACAGAAGCCCTTCCCTTCCCGGCAAATCCGCTTCGGTTCCTGTTGCTTTGTAAACCAAAGCGGCGCGAATCAGGCGGCCAAATAACGGGGTTACTTCCCCCGCTCCGTCATACAGGAGCGCCTGCCCTTATATTTGGTTTCCAGTGCCGCCGCCACAGGGCATTTCGCCGCGTACAGGTCGGATTCGCAGCATTCTAGAATATGCCGCTTCTTCTCCGCGGTGGAGCGGAAGCGGATCATTCCAACAGTTCCCTCGATCTGTCCTTCACAGCTTAGAGACTGCTTTGCTTCTCTCACATAATACGGGCATTTGGCGCGCGCTCCCGTTGTATAGTGCGGCATGTGTGTTCCTTTCTTGGCGGCTGTGTGCATTCTTGGCTGGATGCAAGACGCATACAGGGTGGATGCAGTTTATATCCAGAACCGCAATCGATACTTGTAGGGCGGCTCCCATTCTTCCTCCCATGCTGTAAGAAAGCGCCTTACTTCCTGCGCTGTCCGGACAATCGCCGTGCGACGCGCAGCACGGTTGACAGCGAAGCATAGGTTCCCCGGCGCGGTCGGCCTCCAAAGCCTCTGAAAGCTCAGAGTGGCAAAGGGCCACAACCTCAGAGAATGGCCGTTCCTCGTCCCACCATCCATGCGCCTTTGCGTTCGCATGTATTTCCTGCGCGATCTCGTTCAGTCCCTTGTTTCTGTAGCTTTACATTTTACCTTTCCTCCCTCGATTTTGATTTGCAGTTTCGGTATTCTTTTTCTGGCAAGGTATCGCAGTATCACTTCTCGCGCCTCATGCCATGTGTAGCATACGGCACATGCGTGTCCCTCCGCCTCCAAGCCAAGCAGCCAGCGCGCCTGCTCCAACGTCGGTTTGTTTTTGTCATACTTCATCTCGATGTACAATCCGTGATATCCTCCGCGCGCAATGGGAAGGCACAAGTCCGGCACACCCGCTTTCACGCCCGCAGCCTTAAGCTTCGCCGCTGTTACTTTGTTCCGCATGCCGCCGTTCGGAACGTGAAAGAGCAGCCGGAGTTCGGGGGACGCGAAAGCCTGCAGCCGCGCCCAGTCGAATAGCGCGATCTGGTGCAATTCCTCGTGCTGTGTCGCCATCTTTTGTCCTTTCCGCATACTCGCATTCGTACTCGTGCCCGTATCTTCGCCGCCCGCAGGCGTTGCATGTGATCTTCACATTCGCGCCCAAGGTGCGCTTGTCCATGCGCTGATACTCGCCGATCTCCCGGAGCTTCGCGGCACATTGGCCGCAGAGAATCCTCTTGATGCTATCCATGCCTTTACGCCTCCGCTTTCCCGCCCCGTTGTTCTGCCATGGCGCGGGCGATGCCTGAGTATGTACGGCTTCGCAATTTTGCTCTGTCGGCAGAGGGCGGCATACGCCATACTTTCTGTTCGCGTCCTTCAACAATGTTTGTCGGTTGCAGGGGCGGCAATCCTTTCAACCAGAGGCAAGTTGCCTTTGTCTCCCCGTGACCAAACTGCCACGGCTGAATAATCTGGTCTGGCTTACGCCATTCGGCGCTCATAATGCCAACGGGATTTTCAATAGCAATACGGGGACAGTCGGCGTTTGCAAACTGCATGAAAAAATCAATGCTCTTTTGTTGGCGGCCATCTGCCCGTTTTTCGGGAAAGTACCTGGCTCCTGATACGGCAAGGTCTGTACATGGCGGAAAAGCCAGTATCATGTCCCACTTCATTTTCAGAAGTTCCAAAGCATCAACCTGTATATGCCACTCAGGATGCCCCCCGCTACACTCTATCAAATCGCAGGAATACGCTTCATGGCCCAGCCTCCGCAACTCAATCGTGACCGCTTGGCTTTCTTCGCAAGCTACCAAAACTCTCATCGCCCCAATACCTCCTCCACCCACGCCGCTTTCTCTCTTTGCTCCCGCGCCCGGATGGATGAGCCGAGCACCGGAATCACTTTGCAGGCACCGAGGATACGGTCGTATACCCGCTGCTCCCGCATGCCCGCTGCCGCCATGTCCTTTGGCGTAAGGTTGGTCGTGACGATCATGGGCTTCCCGAGCCGCACCCGCGCATCGAAGATGTCAAACGCACGTTCCCATGCGAAGCTGGTATCCCTTTCGGCCCCAACGTCGTCAAAGACAACAAGATCGGCCTTGCCCAGCATATACCGCGCGTCCTCATAGTCCTCGAAGCCCATGTTTACAAGCCGCGTAAGGCCTGTGACGACGGCGAATATCCCCCGGTCTATCAGCGCGTTGGCAATCGCCGCAGCGTAGAAGGTTTTTCCCGTCCCTACGCCGCCCGTGAAGAGCAGGCCAACGTTTTCCTTGAGCATCTGCTCGAAGTTCTCTGCGTACCTCCGGGCCTTCTCGCACACTTCGGGATTATAGCCCTTGTCCTTGTCAAAGCGCATGCCCAGGTATGCCGGGTCGGTTATGCCGTCCCTCCTGCACCGCTCAATGCGCTTTTTCGCAAGCTTTTCGAGCTCGCATCGGCAGTACACCTTGAACAGATATCCACCGCGCTCTCTGGCGCACACATCGCCGCAGGTTGGGCAATGGTACACATCAGCGCCACTGGTCTGGGATATAGCTATACTCATCATCCGTTGGCGTCCTCCTTTCCGCCGGTTTCCCGGCCTTGCCTCTCTCGTCCCGCCGCTCCCATGTCCTTATGGCGGCGCGCCAATCCTTCATGGGCTGATTGCCCACCTTCCAGCCCTTGGCGGCGTAGAAGTCATGGAATCGCTGCGGGTCTACATCGTTTTGCCGCTCCCGGCAATACGATTCGATCTCCGGGACAGTGGGAGGTGTGAAGCGCTTTTGCGCCGCCCCCCGTGAGGGGGGTATGGGGGGAGGACATTCGTCCTCCTTCTCTTTCTCTATCTCTATCTCTATCTCTTTCTCTTTCTCTTTCTCGTTACCGTTATCTTCCGCGCATCTTGCGCTTATCTTATCTTCATCTTCCGCGCATCTTGCGCTTATCTTATCTTCATCTTCCGCGCATCTTGCGTCCTCCTCCCTTCTGTCTTTCTTTTTTGTTGAGCGCAAACCGCCCTCTGCTTTGCGCCGCCCCGTGTCAAGTGTCGGCTTGATAAGCGCGAAGATTGCGCCCGCTGTTCCGTCTATCTTCGGCTCTTCATTGTCAAGGGCATATGCGCAGACAGCCATAAGGACAGAGTATTGTTCCTTCTTCGGCAGGGCCTTGATAGCCTCAAAATACGATCGGTAAAATGTAAACTGGCCTCTTTGCATGTGCGCCTCCTAAAGATAGTTCTTGCCGAAAACATTTTGGAAATCCAAGTGCGGGTACCGGGCCTCAAAAGCCGCCTGTCCAATCCGCTTGAGTTCCAAATCTGCCGCTCTGTTGTGGTGTACGCCGTCCGGCGGTTCGTTGTGCGCATCATGCGTGAGGTACACCCATAGGCCGTATATGGCGCTTAAACGCCGGTTTGGATTGCCGCCGAATATGTGATGGCGCTCGAGGCCTGATGTCCTTCCCGTCATATAGCAAGCCTTTTCGCTTTGCAATATGGATGGCGCGTCTCTATACCTGTTCAAAACGGCAAATCCTCCCCTTCGTCCACCTCCTCAAACCCTGCCATTGGGCCGTCCTCGGACGTTGCCGCCGCGCCCTTGGGCGTGAGAAACTCGATGTTGTCCGCCTTGATCTCCGTCACATAGCGCTTCGCGCCGTTCTTGTCATCATAACTGCGCGTCTGCATCTCGCCCTCTACGCATACTTTTCTGCCCTTGGCGAGATACTTAGCGCAAACATCGCCAAGCTCCCGCCATGCCACAATGTTGAAAAAGTCCGCCTCCCGCTCGCCGTTCTGGTTGGCCCTGCGGCGGTTCACCGCGATGGAGAAGGTGCACACGTTCGCGCCGCTTGGCGTGGTGCGTAGTTCCGGGTCTTTGGTGAGGTTGCCGATCAAGATAGCTTTGTTCATTTCCCCCATGCCTCCAATAGTGATTTAATGTATGCCGTGTCTGTGCTGATACCCACGGCCTTGCAGTCCTGTACGATGTTGCCTATGAGCCGCGCCATCTGCCGGGTGTCGTAGGTGCTGCTTCCGAAGTAAACCTTGATATGCTTCCAGCCGTCCACCTTGCAATCGTCCAGCACGTCCACCATCCAGCCTTCGCCGTTCTGCTTCCAAGCCCTTATAAAGTCTGGTATAGCCTTGGCCTGCATGGCGTGTATCTGCGATACGCCGCCGATCTCCCGGATCGCGTTGCGGTAGAGCTCCACAGCGGGCATCTGCATAACCTCCGAGAGCTGGTCGAGCAGCGCCCAGCAGTAGGAATTCGCATCGAGGCTGCGCTTCTTGCCCTTGCGCCGGATATCCAGCGTGAGCGGGCCTTGCAGCTTATCCAGCTCCGAAAGGTCTGGGCTACCAACAATATCAAAGCTTATAGTTTTGTATTGCGGCTTCGGATTGGCTACTGTAATGCGCACGCTCCACCTCTCTTTCGTCCTTCTCCGCCTTCTTCATGCACGGCCCGCAAAGCTGCCGACCGTACCGCTTCGTGCTGTAGGATACCATTTCGGGAACCTCCCATTGACTGCCGTCCCGGCGCATGACTTCGGAAATCTCGTTTGCGCAGTCGGAGCAATAGGCGATCTCGTTCTTCTTTGCACCCTGCTTCCCTGTGCGCTTCGCGTATTCGTCCGTGTCAGCGTCCTTTGTGTCGTCGATGTCAAAAAGGCCGTTTAAGGCATACTTGCGGGCATACGAGGATGCCGTGCCGGTGATCTGCGAATCGTCCATGCCTTTCTTTGTCGCCGCTTCCCGGGCGAGTGCGGTATTGGAAAGCGTCTCGCCACTCTTGGTGTCGTGGAGTGTAGCGGTAGCCTTGATGTAATACCGCTCGCCGCGCTGCTCTATCTCGTCCGACAAAGTCAGCACAAGCCCCTGCTCGTGCAGAATGGGCTTCACGGCTTCCAAGATGTCCTCGCAGCTTCGATACCGGTAGCCGCCGAAGCTGTTCAGCTGCCCTTTCGGCGCTTTAAGCTTGAATTGTGTGGCGCAAACACGCGCAAGAAAATCACTCATACTGCCTCCCTCAAATACGCATACACTTCCCGCATGGCCTTCCTGGCCCGTTTGTTCTCGCTGTTCTCGATCTCGTTCTCAATCTGACGGAGCGTCAGCGCGAAGCAAGAATCGCACATATCAAGATCGTCGTGCAGATCCGGCACATACTCCCCGCAGCAATCGCACACCCTGGCCTCCACGAAGTCCCCATCGCCGCAAGAGGGGCATACATACCACTTCTCGCGTGATCCGGCATAGACTTCTCCGATCTCCTCGGTGGGCTCGTCGAAGGTGCAGCCGCAAACTCTGCATATCAGCATATTACCCTCTCCTTTCCATCTGCTTTGTTTCCGGGTTTTTGTAAAATGCCGTCCTGTCCGTGATTTTCCTGCGCGCCGCCTCGGTCGCCTCGACGAATGGACTGAGGCAGGCATTATGCAGAAACACCTTCCTTTGGGGAAGCCCGGACAGGGATGTCGGAATCACGACCGTGCCGCCGTCCCTATGCACATGCACGGGCTTATAGCAGAACGCACAGACGGGAAGCTTTTCTTCCGGGTCGCGCTTCTTTTGATTTCGGTTATTCAGCATCGAACTCGCCTCCTTTGAGATATTGCTCGATCAGATAGGCAAGCCCGCCCTGCACGGTGTCAAAGCCGTCGCGCCGCAACGACCGTTGCAACGCCTCAAACCGCGTTGTAGACAGTCGGCATTGCACCCGGACGGGCAAACGCCTTCTGTCGGGCCTGCGGGCCTCTGGGGACGTTTTTATGAAGGAATCTTCCAGAAGCCTTTCCGCGTCGTTGACAAGGCGTATGGCGTACTTCTCCGGGTTGGAGGCCTTGCACATAAGCTGACGGTCTACGCCCGGATACTGCTCTTTGAGCACCGCCACAGCATCCCGCAGACTTATGCCGCGCTCGGCGCAGAATTGCGTGGGGTTCAGCATTGACAACGCCTCCTTGCCGTGTTAAAATAATCGTGTCTGGTTAGAATTGCTTTGTGGGTCGCGTTGCAGCGCGGCCTGCTGCCTTTTTGGATATCCTCCATTACTACGGCTTGTCCCTTGGTGCAGATCACGTCCATGCCCACGCTGTGCAGCTCCCGCGCTTCGGCGGCTGTGATGCTTTCCAATGGAAAAATCTGTGTGATTTGCTTATGCATTGGTTTTCTCCTTTCTTCTGTAAAAATGTGTTTTGCCGACCTTCATTTTTTCGCACATCCCAGCTTCGCAAATCTCCCTAAGATGGGTATATACTGTGTTCCGGTGGCTGCCCGATGCGCACATATCCTTTGCGCTCTGCCAGTCATTTGATAGCAGGTCGTATGTGTCGGAGGCTGCAAGCGATATCGTCCCATATCGGCTTCTGTAGCACGATATGATGTCATTTATAATATCCAGCGAGCAGCGGAAGCTTCGGGCTATGCGCCACGGTTCAACGCCTGCATACAATCGCCGTATAACCTCGTCCATGGTGGGGAAGGGCTTCTTGTGGCATGCCTGCGCAATTTCTGCATGAAGCCCGTCCGGCTTGGGAGGCTCGAATTTGCTCTTCGGCAAATTGAAAACCTCGTCGTAGATGTCGCGCACCTGCTTCGTGGTGATGCCCATGTGCCCCGCAATCTGCCGGATCGATCTATCCTTGCCGTGCCAGCGGATGTATGCTTGCATCTGCTTGTGCGTCACGCGCTGCGCCCTCCTTTCTTATTCGGCTTGGGGAAGTATTCCGCCATCTCTCCTTCGTCGATATGTAGCACTCCCATGAGCGCCCATATTTCCGACAGTTTTGGCTCTTGCTGCCCGTTGAAAATGGCAGATACTTTCGCCGGATTCCATCCGAGGCGGGCCGCTATGTACTTTCGTTTGTAATCCAAGATTCTTCGCTGCCTGTCGAGGGCTTCAAGTGCTGGTTTCATTTCGCGCCTCCTCTCTTCCTCTCGCGCCTTGCGCTCTCGATCTCAACTCCCGCCATCACGCCCAGCACAAGGCCGGGGATGAAGAAGGAGAAGATCATGCCGAAAAGATTGATGCTCATGCTTCCTCCTCCCTCGCCGGCATATACTCATCCAAGAGCCGCGCAAGCGCGATGCAGCACTTTTCATAGATGCAGAAATAGTTTTCCAGTTGGTCGAAGGGCGCTTCCGCGTGCTTAATCACCGAACGAACATCCTCGTAGCCGGTCGTAAACTCGCGTTTTTCAATACGGCTCATATAGATAACCTTTGCGGTTTGCGCTGCGATTCTGCGCAAATAATCATCATTGCGCGGGTCTGTGATGCCGCGCGCCTTGGCGTTGACATGCTTGTCAAATATAGCCCCTGGCCTCTTTCGGAACGCAGAATCAATATCTGCCGCGCCGGATTCGAGCAACTCAAGTTTGCGCTGCCGCACTTCGATCTCGTGCCGCAGTTTCGCGGCTGTCTGCTGCTGTGTCATACTTCCTCCTTCTGTTCTTTTGCCCAATCCCACAGTATTTGAAGAAGGTTGATGCTCATGCCGTTACCTCGCTTTCCGGAGCGTCCTTCCACTCCACGCCGATGTAGTCCAGAACTTCACCCCATCCCATTTCGTACATCCAGAAACGCCATTCCTGCGGGTTGCTTTCCCGGAGCCTGTCGAAACGATGTGGGCGCTTTTCGAGGTGGATTCCGAAACCGCAAAAGGAACATCCTGTCCGCTGCGCCTTCGTCGTGTAGAGGTTCCCGCCCTCGTCCCGTTCGATTGTGCCGTAAATTTCCGGGACGGGAGCCTTGAGGTCAAGCGCAAGCTGCAAAAGGTCTTGCCGATAAAAAGTGGCAAAGGGCGCGCTGCGCGTTGTGGACTTCCCGTAATAGTTGCAGCCTGTCCGCATAAGAACTTTTTCCCTGCGCCCGTGTTCGGAGGCCATGATGCCCAGATACGGAAAGCTCTTGTTCTGCTTCGCGTAGTCATCGCAGGGCTTTTCCTTGAGATAGTAGCAGCACTTGTTACTGACGCGGAACGATGCCGCCGCATAGCCGAGAGCCTTTCCTTCTTCGTCAGCGCCGCCGAACTTTTTAAGCCATTTTTCGCTCATCTTCATGCGCGTGCCTTTGCGATATCCGCCGTATTCGCCCGTTTCTCCCGTTATGATCGCGTGGCGAACCGTGACGTTCTTTGGTGTTGGATTTTGTAACAGTTCGATCTTGCCCGCGGTCTCTTTAGAAAGAACCGGATAGCCAAATTCGCGGATCACGTCGGTCTTGCTCTTTAGAGGCTTTAGCCCGATCACGCCAAGCTGCCTGTGAACGGCCTGTATGCTCTTATCCTCCAGGACGGAAACGCTTACAGCGGGAACGTCGATTCCAATAGAGCGCAAGAAGCATAACAGGGTGATGCTGTCGAGGCCGCCCACGGAAACGTGACAATGCCCGTCAAGCTCGTCGTAAAATTCCCTTGCGCGGAGCTCTGCGTGGCGAACCTTCGCCTCATACGGGAGGCTTTGCTTCTGCCGGAACACAGCCGCCTTGTACGCCTCTTCTTTGAGGCGTTCGGTCGTGTAGTATATGCTCATGCTTCCTCCTCCCTCGCCGGCATATACTCATCCAAGAGCCGCGCAAGCGCGATGCAGCACTTTTCATAGATGCAGAAATAGTTTTCCAGTTGGTCGAAGGGCGCTTCCG